CGTTAGCAAGCTCTAATGCTTTTAATTGTTTTTCTCTTTCTTTACCATCCTCTGATTCTTGGAATCTAGCAAAGAAACCTTTTCTTTCTGTATCTTCATCTTCAAAAGTTTCCATTACATCAGCTAATTCCTGATTAGCTTCTTTTAATAAATCCTTAGCCTTACGGATATTTTTTCTTGCTTTCTTTTCATCAATAGCTTCTCCTATTATAGGAATCTTAGCAATTTCTAACAAAGCCTGATTTGCAAATTGCTTAATATATCCACTTAAAGTATTAAATAAAGCACCTGCTACCCCTATAGTTATTTTAGAATTTTTATCTATTGTTGATACTAATTCAGTCCAAGCAAAATTTAAAAATGATACTGATTTTGTTGCAACATTTAAATATCCAGTTAGAAACTGAATAGCTTTTCGCATTATAGTAGTTAGAAAACCAGCGCCATCTTCTAGCGTTAATAAGTAACCTTCCCAAGTAGAATTTAATATAGTTAAATCCCCAGCAACATTATCTAATTGTATAGCAGCTAATTCTTTTGATGCTCCTGTTGCTGCATTTAGAGCTCCAGTTAATCCATCTACTGCAGGTGCACCTTTTCCTGCTAAAGCAAGAAGAGCTTTACCACCTACATCTCCTGCCAATTCAAAGGCAAGATTTGAACCTTTACCAGCTTCAGTAACATCATTTAAGGCATCTGTTAAATCAATACTTTTTTGATTTAATTTTATCATAGTTGCTGCTAAACCTGTTCCAGCTTTTCCCCCTTTGATCCCGTTGTCAGCTAAAATCCCTAATAAAGCCGTAGTTTCTTCTAGTGAATAACCCATAGAATTAGCAACAGGAGCAACATTTTTCATTGATTCTCTAAGAGAATTAAAGTCTAAACCAGATTTTGAAGTCGATAAAGCTAAGACATCTACTGCCCTTTGTGTTTCTTCAGTAGTTAAACCAAATGAAGCTACAACAGATCCAGCAAATGCTGCTGCATCACCTAGATCAACATTTAATGCTGCTGCAAAGTCCAAAGTTGCACCTGTTGCATTTAGAATGTCATCTGTTGTAAATCCAATTTTTGCTAAATTAGTTTGTAATTCTAAAACCTCTGAAGCTGTAAAAGCAGTAGATGCCCCTAATTTTTTAGCTTGAAGCGTTAATGCTTCCATGTCTTCGGTTAATACTTCTGTGCTTTCAATACTACCAGATAAAATAGCTTTTAAGTTAGATTGACTTTTTCCAAATGATACTGAGTTTTTAGCTGCTTTAGATAAAATTGATGTTAAGCCTCCTAACGCTACTATTAAAGCGCCAACACCTGTTGATATTAATGCAGCTTTTAAAGCTGTTAACATAGGTATAAGCCTTCCAACTGATCCACCAAACATTTGAAAAGCAGCAGATCCTGAAGTACCAGCAGCTGTTGCAGCTGTGCCTGTTTGTTTTATATCTTTATTTAACCCCTTAACATTTGATGAGGCTTTTTTTGTGTCAGTGGTTATATTTATTACTACTTCTTCTTTTGCCATTAGTTCTTAATTCTTGTTTGCCATTTAATACTTCTTTTAATCTGCTCGTAGCCTTCTTTTAATGTTTCAGGCATTTTGTATTTTCCTTTTGCGATTTCTATGTTTTCTGTACAACCATAAAAATCATTTGATTTTAATAATTTAAATAATATCATATCTTTATGTTAATACTGACGCTGTATAATCCGTCTGCTTAGTTAATAATTCTAGATCGCTTTCCTGTGTTGTTAAATTTGTTTTTATGCTATTTATATAATACTGTTGTCCGTTTACTATAAATGTATCATTTAGGTTATAGTTTAGTAATATATTCATTGGCAACATTGCTTTAAATTTTACAATTCTAGATTGCTGTTCAAAAGATTGAATTATATATTGAGAATAAAACCTACTAAATAAACTATTTTGATTTACTTCATTAGTGTACTCATCTACCTCTATTCCAAAATTTAAAGTATGATTTCCATCAGCACTAACATTTGCTGGAGCATTATACTGCGTGTATTGCTGTGATAATATAGGATATGCTGTTGTGTCTACATTTCTGTTAAAAAAGAAATAAGGCTTACCTAAAGTAGTCTTAGCAGGGTTCTCTCCGTTTACCCACCAAGCATAAACTATACCAGTAATGTTTCTAGTTCCGTCTTCTACTATATTTATTAAACTTTCTCTTTGTGCTGGTACTTTCAAATTAAATGTTTCCCCTTCATATTTCTCAGGTGCTGAATATCTTAGATTCCCCATCTGAATTACATTTTTATTTATAAACCTTAGACTAGGTTGAGTTACTGCATTTTCGTACATAAAATTAATCCTAGAAAAAGGAATGTTTCTATCCACTGTGTTTTTGTCTATTTTAATATTTCTAGATATATCATAAGAATTACCTAAAGTCATGTAGTCATCTAATGTCTGTATATATATTTTACTAGATCCTCTTAGCGTGTATGCAGTAAGATTAAAAGTTTTTAATATAGTTGTAAGGTAATCCATTACTTTCATTTTAGGAACATAGTTCTGAATCCAAATATCAGGAAACATAGTTACTGGAAAATTAGGAGTTCCAACAGATGTGTAATTTGCTATCCAAGTAGGCTGTACTGCTGAGGTTATTGTCATACCTACAGTTAATCCACCTACCCAGCTTTTTTGTGTTGTTGTATCTGTTCTAAATTCTAAATCATAAGTTCTGCTTTCTAGAGTTCCAGATGTTAATTCTCTAATTACAAGAGTATCATTAACACCATTAATACTTTCTTGATCAGTAAAAGCAAATAATATTTCTCCTGTTATCTTATCAACTACTTTTAAGTTATATAGAAAATCTGCTGTATTGTTTCTTAGTATTATTCTAAAAGAAAATGATTCTCCTTTTAAAATTGTAAACTGTCCATTAGCAGAAATGAAATTAGAAGGAATACCAGTACCACTAGAATAAATATAATAGTCAGTACCTGCGTTCCATTTAGCTCCGTAAAAATCATAATTAATTCCAAATACTGGAGGATCTTCCTCAGGCTGTGTTACAGTTGTTGCTTCTCTATGTAGCCATAAATATAATTCATCAAATACATCTGATGCAAAAAATGATTTTATTGTTTTACCATTTATAACCTCATCAGCCATATTAAACTCTATTCCGTAATGTGTTCTTATAGCGTCTATTATTAATCTTGCTTTTATAGCTGGCTTTAAATTATCTCTTACACCTAAAGGAGTTCCAGAAAGTGGTGTAAAAAAACTAGCTGAATGTAAATTAGAATAAGTAATAGTATCTGTAGAATCATATCCATAATATTCATTTACACTAATTAAAGGTAAAGTTATATTTCTATTAGACGGAGCTGTAGAAACAACACCATCTGATTGTAAACCAAACTGAAAAGCGTTTTGCATGTTAGGACTATTTCTACTGAAATCATAAGTAGATAAAGGCTCTAATGCATTTAATTCATCCTCTCCAAATATTTCTTTTATAGATACTGTATCAGAATAAAAAACTATTTTATAAGACTTAGCTTTATTGTCCTCCATATCTACAGAGTTTAAAACTATTTGCCCTGTTCTAAAATCAGATCCGTTCATTTTTATTAATGCGCTTACTCTAAATCTAGCATCAAATCCATCTATTATATCGTTGTTGTAGAAGTGCTTAAAAATCTTATTGTTAGTTGAGGATGCTGGCAATGTAAATTGTTGTGTAAAAGGGCTAAAAACCTTACTGATGTCCTTAATATTTTGTATTGAGTCCGTCAAGGTTATAGATTCATCCTTAAATAAATCTACTCTAACATTATTTATATATAATTCTACTACTTGCATTTATCTTATATTGTTTATTGTATCAAAAGCAAATTCAACTCCAATAGTGTAATTAATTAAACTATCTGTTAGGCTATTTTTATAGCTGATATTTTTATTACTTATAGTTACCCCTAATGTTTTATTATTGTATTCAATCCATACTTTCTCGCTTAAAAATAGTTGTCTAAATACTTCATTATTACTCTCTGGATAATAACCACTATTAAGAGATAATTTCTGATTACCGTTTTTAGTTAGTAGCTTAACTTGTGGATCATAAGTATTGTAAGTTCCGTTTGTTAGTATGTTTGATTTATATTTATCCTCATTAGTTGACATTGATAGTCTAGAGTTTTTAAAGAACCAAATATCCTGATATACTCCAAATTTATTTATAAAAGTTAGTTTATAAGGAGTGTATTTACATTCTTGTATATTTTGTATTCTTAAAACTGTAATACCATCTACACCATCTATTATAACCTCATCAACAGGATATATAGTTTCGTTTCTTAGAAAACTTTGTATGCAAGCATTGTCTTCAAACGTTCCTCCTGAAGTCTCTACTCTTTCTCTATAATCATCTACATCTGCTGAAGCTGTACTTACATAAACAATTTGATCTTGTATCTTTGGACTTGATATTGGTGTCCAAGAATATATCTGTTCGTTGTTATAAAAGAAAGCAACTGAATTTGTATTCTCGTTATCTACAGGAACTTTCAAAGCATTATCATCAGGCTTTAATATTGTTGTGTTAGATTGTAAGTAACCTTGTAGTAGTTGAGGATTAGCACCATCTTCAAAATAACCATAACCATAAAATGCTCTTACCCCTAATGTATCAACAGGAGGCTGAGCTACTCCTGTTATATATTCTGTAATTCTATAATCAACATACATTGTTGTATAATCATCTGTTGCTGTTGTTGTGTTAGGGTATGTTCCATTAAATGCTGCTGGTATATAATCCTTTATTAATTCTGCTATTTCAAAGTTTACCTTTTCATCTATAGCAGTTGAGGATAGTTTATATTGTGGACTGCTTTGCCATGAAGTATTTACTCCATCTATATAGATTTGTATTTCTATCTGTGCGCTTGTTAAATTCGTAGTTGATAGGTTTACGAAATATGGACTCCTTACATTAATTTTAGCCATTGTTATTTAGTATTTTTATTATCTTGTTTTATATCTTCTGCTATGTCTTTAGCTATTGCTTGTGATATCTTTTTGTCTAAACCTACATAAGAAGTTCTAAACGCTTTAGTCATGAACATAGTTGGTTTTATTCCTTTTTCTTTTATTGATCTAGCTAAAATAAATCCTATTGATTTATAATTACCTTTTTGGAATTTACCCTTTTCGTCTCTTAATCTTATTTTTTTGGATTTTGCCCATTTAGCAAATATCCCTGTGTTGTATTCTAACCCTATAACACCAGAGGTGCTTTTATATTTATAAGGTGAGTTTCTAGCTGTTACATAACTGCTCTTAGTTCCATGTACACCCTGATCAACATACAAACCATATTGATCCATTTCAACCTCTACTTCAAAACCTCTACTTATTTCATTAAGAGATGATTTAATACTTTTATATAAATCCCCTGATACATTGTGCTTGCCTCTAGTTAAATTATATCTAGATAGCCTTACAACCTTTTTACCAAAGTCTCTTAGCTCTTCTTGTAGATGTTTATATTTTAACATATAGTCATGTCGTTAGGAATTTCAACTGTAAAGCTAACTGACCATCCTGCTAGCTTATTATCGAACCTATCTACAAAAGGCTCTAGTGTTGGTTGAGATCCTTCTGATATTTGATATAGATCAGAATATAAATCCCCTCTTCTTAGTAACTCTAGTAATCTATTTGCTACTGCTAATTGTGTGTTAAATACATCTTGCTCATTATTGTTACCTCTAAATTTTTCTGGATAACCTTGTACAAAATCTTTGCTTTCATTAACTAGATCCATGCATAATAAATTAACATTGAAGTTCCATACTCTTCCAACTAGTGTTGCACCTGTTATCATGAAATGACTTAAAGGAAATATAGTTTGTTTATCTAGATCCACTTCAAATATATCTCCATATGTAATAGTCTTTACATTGACATCTAGATTTAATGTGTCTTGTATTTTTTCTGTTAGGTTATAAAATCCTTGTAACATTTATTTTCTTTTTAATATTATTGTTTCTACTTCTCCTTTTTCTTTTTCAAATGCTAAATACATTAAACATTGGTGAAGTCTAAGTTTCGTGATTTGTTCAAATTTAGTAATGTCTCCTTGAGCAAGCGTATATAATTCTGAGTAACTTCCCCATTTTTTTGCGAATCCTTTCCTAAGGTCTGGGAGTGCTTTCTCATCTTCTTCAAATCTATCTCCAAATAGTTCTGGGTATATATCAGCAAGTCCTTTATTAAAGTGTAAAAAAAAACACTAGCTCCTAATGCAATACTTAAAGGCATCTCTTTCATTCTCTCTGAATATACATGAGATCCTTGATAACTTTCTATTGTATATTTCTCTCCTATCTTTTTGTGTATTGGTCTGTAGAGGACAGCCATAGCTTTATGCATTTGCCCCCATTCAGTTAGGTAGGTTGTTATGTCTTTGTTTTCTCCATAAGTAATCTCATCTAGGTTTGGTATAAAACCATAAGTAACACCATCTAAATTAAATGTTCTTACTAAAGGAGTTTCTTCATTAAACAGTTTCTTAGATTGTTCTACTAAGAATTCAAAGTCATCTTGCTTAATATGTTTGATGTGTTGTCTATCAATATCTAATAAGCATTTTAAGCTATCCTCTTCAGTTGGATTCTCTTTTGTTATGTAAGCCTGATATTTATGTAGAGGGATATCTCTTAGTGATTGAGGAACTTTAAATTTTAACTCCATGTAAAATCTTTTATTTAAAAACAAAAAAAGGACTACTTTGTATAAAGCAACCCTCTTTTCTAAACTAACAAATTAAAAAACTATCTTAATGTATCATATAAGTATAAGTACAATTGACTAATCTTATCTGCTAACTTTTTATCTTGTCTATATATTTCTTTTCCTGTTTGTATTCTCCCTTCTCTATGTATTTCTAATTTTACATCTGGTCTTCTTGTTCTTGTTAGTGGTTTAACTATTACCTTGATATCATTCTTAAAACACCAGCTCATGGCTATCTGTGTTCTTCTATCTATCAAATTAATTTAGTTGAAATTATTGCAGCAATACCAATTATAATTAAACAAATTAAAGTTAGCTTACTGTTAAATGATTCCTCTGCCTGCATATCTTCTAGTTCTGTTTTAAGTATAAATACTATTCTTTCTGTTACATCTAATTTCTCCTCTGGTTGTAATAGTGTATAACCTTTATTGTATCTAGCTATAGATATGTTTTCTCTGATCCTGTTAAGTGTGTCTCTTTTCATAATTAAAATATTAAGTTGTGTATAATAGATTCTAATGATAAGAATAATACTGTTCCTATTAATAATATAAATGAGAACAAAGCTAGTGTTAAGTAGTGTTTTAGTTTTTTCATTGTTTTGTTTTTAGTTGTAATAAGTTTTTACTGTTGATTCAACGTCATATCCTTTATTTACTAAATCAAGAATTTCGTTATATCTGTAATGTGATTTTATAAATCTAACATCTAAAGTTTTGTAAGGCTCAACTAATTTACCTTCTACTGTAGTTCCTTTAAGCTCTCTTACTGTTTTGATTATTTTGTTTTCTGTATTCATTTGTTTTAGTTGTTATTGTTTTACAATGTAAATATATAACTATTTATTTAATTAACAAAATTATTAATAACTTTTTTTTAATAAAACTTTAACGTTTATAAGTTATAAAGTATAATAAATTTAATTGCGGGTACGCATGAATAAACAAAATCAAGAACTTCCATGTTACCTTTCCCTAAGGCATAATCGTAAACTATCTCTTTAGCAGCAAAGATTAAAATACTAATTATTAATCCGTAGTAATTAAACAATAGTATTAAAGGAAAGGATATAAAAGATCCAACAATAAAATGTAGTAGTTTGTCTTTTGCTATCATTAGTAGATATAGTATTGTCCTTTGTGCGGATTGTCCATTTGCGAAGTCAATGCATACCTCATCGCATCAATACAATGATTAAAAGCGTCTAAAGGTTTGTTAAGTGTGTTACCCTCTCTGTCTTTCAACCAAACATAATTTTGTAGTTCATGAATTAGATTAGAGCTTCTAGGAGTAATGTATATTTCATTTTGATTGATGAGGTTTATACCATAGACTATTGAGTCTTTACCTTTCTTTACTGGCAGGATCATATGACCATAGCTAGATAGTTCTGCTATTGATTTAGGTTCTGCTGAATCTGCATATACAAGTTCTTTAACTTCATATGTCTTTAGTAAGTTACTTATCTGACTATTAAGCAATCCTTTTTGATAGATCACCTCATCAAAGATATAAGCATTGTTATATTTATAAAGAGCTATTAATGTTGAGGGATCATTTGTATAACCAAAATCCATACCATAACAAAGTAGTCTAGCCTCTTCAGGTAAAACCATTTCACTCCAGTCTTTAATACATGCACCCTCTAAACTTCCTATTTCTCCTAGTCCATATACATTCCACCAGTTCTTCCAATAGTTGCTCTTATGTGCTTTGTATTTAGCTTTCTCTATATCTTTAACTATTGTGTCTGGTAATGCTTCATTGTCTAAGTATGTTAGCTTTAAGAAGTCTGAGTCTTTATTATTCTTTATTTCTGTATGCGCCCAGAATGATGAGGTTGGATTAAAGTCAATCCATATATCACCAGATGTTCTTATTGCTAATTGGTTGTATGCATCAAAGGGAATGTTGTTAGCTTCATTAACATATAGTACATGTCTTCTAGCTCCTCTAAGTTTATCAGCTGATTCAATACTAAAGAACTCAATATAAGATCCATTTAAGAATTTATATTTAAGCATTGACTTATTAAACTGATTATCTCTATATCGGTTAGTCATTATCATTATCTTAAGAAAGTCTTTTAAAGCTCCTCTTCTAAGATGAGGTATTGATTCCGATACAATACTAACTTCTGTGTTAGATTCTCTAATAGCTTTGTTTATAAGCAGAGGTATAATACCAAAAGTCTTTCCAGCAGATGTTCCTCCTTGTATTATCTTTTTACGCTTTTTTAGCTTAGATAATTTCTTTATAGCAGTAGTTACTACAAATTCCATTTAAGTCTCTTAGAGTTCAAATAAAGGCTGCTCAGCGTTAAGTGTGATATCTTTAGTCTCTTTAGGTTTACCAGCATAGTAGTTGTAAAACATTTGTACATATTTAAACTCCCCCTCATCTATTCCCTTTTGTAATGCTGCAAATGCTTTTGGTTCTAGTGGTGTTAATCTTTCTATTAACTCTACCTCTTTAGATCTAGGCTTTCTTCCTGCTCCTTCTCTCTTTCCTCCGTGTGTGTTCTTTTTCATAGTTTTAGTATTATTGAAATAACTTGATAAGTCAAGATGTGTCTTACTATATTAAAAACAACTTTACTATCTAACTGTTAATGAAATACAGTTCTAAAGTTTGTCTTGAATTTATTTCTAAACTTTTGTAGTTCTTTAACTTTTTCTTTAAGTTGTTCATTCTCTTCTACTAAGTCTATATATTTTTCTTCTATTGCTTTTAGTTTATCGGAGTCAACTAACTCTTGATATATTTGGTATAGTCTAGGTTCGCATAGTTCTATTTGTTCAAACACATTATTGATAGCATGCATTACAGTTGCATGATCTTTGTTTATTAGTCTTCCTATTTCTTTCAGTGTGCTATTTGTTTTGTCTTTTGAGATCTTACAGTATAATGCTCTAGCATATACGTTTTCTCTTTTTCTTGTGTTTTCGTCTAGTGAAATGTTTAATTCGTTTTCTATTATGTTTTTAATTTCAATCGTTGTCATATATTATTGTTTCTATTAATTGTAAAAATTCTATTTGTTCTATTGCTAATTTAATTCCTTCACATTCTAAGTACATTTCTTTGTCTTCATAATCAAATAAGATAATTCTTAATTCGTCTAATTCAGTGCCTTTCTCGTAATCGTATAATGTGATGTGGTAAAATTGATATATTATATCATTCTTTAGTCCCTGATTTTCGTACATATTCAATCTCTCTTTCGAGATAGTCTTTAGCTTTTAGTAAATCCATTAGTTCGTGATTCTTCTTGTCTGCTCTGCTTATGTACTTTATAATGTTTCCTCTATTGAAGTTTAAGTTGTAGTCTTTAACAAAGTCTATAACATCATATCCTTTTCCGTTTTCATAGTGTGGTTGACTTGCTCTCATTGTTCTTGTCTTTTATTAAAACTCCGTTTCTTTTTACTTTAGGTTTTCTTTCTTCTTCTATAAATCTTTCTCTTTGCTTTCTTCTTGCTGCCTTTTGTTTTTTATTAGGCTTATCTTTTTTTAAGGGTCTAAACCATCTCATTAAAATAATCGTGTTTGTTGTTTATGTTGTTCTATTCGTTTCTTTGCTGCTTCAAAGTATTCTTTGTCTATTTCGTATCCTGTTAGCTCAAAGCCTAAATTATGACAAGCTATAGCTATTGAGCCACTACCTAAATGTGTATCAAGTATTGTGTCTCCCTCTTTTGCATAATTCATTAATAGCCATTCGTACAATGCTACAGGTTTTTGTGTTGGATGTATTTTTACATCACAATGGTTAATATAAGCATCAGCTCTACTATATTGATAAATCTTAAAAGTGTTAATATTAGTTTTAGCTAATTCCCCCTCTTTAAAGTTTCCACTATTTCCTTTGTACCAAATAACAACACCACATAAATGTAAATCAAAAAAATAATTACCACCCCAAACAATTTGATTTTTAGAAACTCTTTTTAATTCATTAAAATATTTAATAGTAGGAACAGAACTATCCCAATCAGTTTTGTGATATTTAGTGTAAGTTCCTGCTCCTTTTGTAAATCCTTTTTTACCACTTAATTTTTGTTGTGTTAAATCTGCACCAATACCATAAGGAGGGTCTACAATAGCCAAGTCAAACTGATTGTCTTTCATTTCTTTCATAGCTTCTAAACAGTCTTGGTTGTATATCATTCTGTTCTTAATTTAAGTAAGTTATAACATTGTATGTATTTTAACTTTGCTTTTGATTTGTATATTGTTTTAAATAACTCGTATGTCTTTTTTGTAAATTGATAATGTGTCTTGCAATCTTTAAATAGTTTCTTTGCATATGCCTTACCATACCCTTTACAGTAGTTTACATTGTCTGCGCTATCTCCTACTATCATTTGTTCGTAGAAGTTATATAAAGATTCCTTGTAGCTTATACTTATTATCTCTTGGTGTTTATAGTGATAGTTGTACATAAGGCAAGGTAGTTGCTTATAATCCTTGTCAAGTGATACTATCATTACATTGTTGTGTCCTAACTCATCTGTTAGTGTTTTCCAATACGTTGCAACTAGATCATCTGTCTCAACACCATAAGAACTTTTAGTTGAATAAATAGCAGCAATTTCTTCATGCATCTTATTTAACAATTTAGGATGCTCTTGTTTCTTTCTATTAGCTTTGTAGTTTGGATCTAATAATTTTCTAAAATTACCTTTGCTATTGTTAAAAGTAATCACTCTTTCTATTTGATAGGTTTCTTCTAGTCTATTTATAATTGACATAAATACCTCATCAAACTTACCTATGGCTTCATCAAGTATATCATCAACACCACAGCAAGAAGAATAAACTAAACTGTCTGCATCAAATAGTACTATCATAATCTCTTTCCTGTTGTTCTATTTCTTTTATAGCTTCTATCTCTAGATCTGTTAATACAGTATCAGATAAAATATCTATAATGTCTTCTCCTCCATGTAGCACTTCACACAGATTAAAATCACTACTGCTAGCTGGATACATATAAGTGCAATCATCGCCTTCATAAAATTGTCCTATTAATGTTAATTCTAAATTATCGTATTCTACTACTACTTGTCTCATCTTGTTTTTTTGTAAATATAAACAATTTTGTTTATTAATTATAATTTTTTTAGTTCTAAATGTTTTATATAATCATATTTAACTTTTACAACTTTATCTTTCTTTCCCCATTTTCTTCTAGTGTAAAATTTTAAATACTCTAATGTATTATTGCATTCGCCTTTTGTGTTCTTGTTTACATAATTTAATAAGTCATATCTTTTATAAATACTAAAACAATTAAGCTCCATTATAAACATAGCAATATAATAAGCATCTCCTCTTAACCATCCTTTATTTCCATTTACATTTGTATGCTCTAGCCATATAGTCTCAAGATGTCTATTGCCTTTTACATCTACACCATAACCATTAACATAACAGTCTATATGTTTATACCAATCCTCCTCTTTAGTTGCTTCTTTCCATTTTAAATTATTAGATAAAACTTTTTCTTTAAATAACTTTTCAAAATACTTTCCGTCTTTAGCACAAAGATCAAGCCTTTTTTTCTGTACTTTCATCATAATCTTTTGTTGCTTTAGTTAGGAACTCATCTATTCCATCTATTCTTTTAGATAGTTTCTCAATAGCTACATATAAAGTTGCTACTGTAGATTCAAGGATCTTAAACCTTTCTTTAGTTGTGTATTGTTTTTTTTTCATAATTCCATTAGTTCATTAATTACTGTGTGTCCTCCTAACACTACTGCACAAGCAATAGCAGGTTTCTTTCCTCTCTTTGCGTATGCCATAGCGTAAGCAGTTGCATCTATCCCAGAACCTACTTGACTACCAAATACTTTAAAGTTTTGACCTACATACCACTCTGTGTAACATTGTGTGTGTAAGTGTCCTTGTATAGTTGATTGCATATCTGCTCTGCATTTAGTCCTAGCTGTTCCTGCTTCTCCATGTATATACTGAACACCATCAATAACAACTCTATCTACAAATTTCCATTGTGGTACTTCTAAAACATCTTTGTATGCTTTAATCCATTTCTTTGGAACTGCGCTTGTTTGTGCTTTACGCATTATAAGTCTATCATGGTTTCCTATTGTTACATGAGCTTTAGGAAATACTTCATACCATTTAGCTATTTTACTTATAGCAAGGTCTAACTCTTGACCTCCTCCAAGTCCGTCTGCATCTGACTCGTGATATGAGGAATAATGATTATCTATCACATCTCCAATAAAAACAACCCTATTACAATTATACTTAGCATAGGTATCTTGGCAATGATCTAGATATCCATCTAAACAAAATGGCTCATGTAAGTCTCCTATTACAAGCACTCTTGTTTCTTTCTTGGTTATATTCTCGTAAGCTACTTTTTTGTTTCCGTTAATGCGTGGTCTAATTTCATTCATAGGTTTTAAGTAAAGTTTTAAACTCGTTTAATAGATTATTAATACAGGATGAGCAAGAAGAAATCTCTTTGTTTTTATTAAATACCCTGTTATAAATATTTAACAACTCTTTTTGAACTAAAGGAGTTACTTTATATCCAGTCACTTTAAAAAAGTCTATTAAGTAATTATATTCCTTTTCAGTTAAGCACTTTGGTGTAGAATACCTAAATGCTCGATTTAATTCTTTTTGCCTATTTTCACACCCACAGTCTTCTCCAGCTATAAACTTAACAGCTTTATCTATTCCTGTTGCTTTTGTGATCTTTGCAATAGTGTCGCCTAGTCCTTTAGATTGTTTATCAAAGTTTGCTTTCCATTCTTTGTAGGCTTTGGTTCTTTTGTCTTTTGGTGGTTTCATATTAATTGATTTTATTGTAATCTCCGTTTATATAATCTTCATAGTCTTCACTAAACTTTTCTCGCATTATTTGCTTTCCTCTTTTTAGTGTGTGAAATATATTTACAAAACTGATTTTTGTTTCTTTTCCTATTCCTCTAATACTCATTGAAGTATCTCTATATAATTCAAATATACGTTTATCATACCAATACCAATTATCTAGCTCAGAATCCATTTTACTACATATCTTTCCAAATGCTAATTCTTTTTCTTGTGTATCTACTTCAGTAAATTTTTCTATGTGTTCAATTTCATGAACGTCATTACCTTCAAATAAAAAGTTTTCTATTTGTTTTTTATAGATTCCTTTGTTATCTCTTTTGTATCTAAGAAAAACAGATCTCAAAACAAAGAACATATATCCTTTGCTTACCTTTCCATTTTGTATTACTTTATCAGCACAATTATATTTGTGTAATTTCAAATAAGATTTTTGTA